CGAGTCATCTGGAGAACGTATGCGAGGACTGTGAATCATTGGATGGGCAGAAGTTCGTGATGGGAGAAGCACCTCCGTGCCCGTATCATCCGAACTGCCCGTGTATACTGTTGCCAGTCATAGAGACAGGAGTGAAAGGATGAAGCGACTACGAGAACTGTTTCGAAAGGAACCCGCGGTGACTGAAGAACTGATAATATCAAAGATCTCGATATGCTATCGTTGTGGGCAGGTATTCGCCAACGAAGACGAAGCACCAAACCATCTCTGCGTGGGAAGAGATGTCAGTGCGACGTATTCCTTCGACGCCAACACGACATCGACGTGCACGCATCAGTATCGAGATTTCACAATCACACACGAGGACGAGAAGTAGATGAGTCCGTTCGCCAAGTACAAGGATTTTAAGGACTGCGTGGCAAAGAATCGGGACAAGGAAGACCCCGAAGCATACTGCGCGACTATTATGAGAAAAGTGGAAGGGAGAAGGATGGAGGAAGATCACAAGACCAAGTGGCAGACGAGAACCTTGGAGATTTCAATTCCGGTTGGAAACTACGTCCGCTTGAAGGATGGGCGGTTGCAGGTAAACAACATCAAGGTTCTGGCTGAGGGTACATGGACGGATTCGGCGGTGGGTACACCGTTGTATTATCCGCCTCGGACCCTCGAAAAGGATGCCGAGAACTGGATAGGAAAAGGCATCTGGACAAGGCATCAGGGAGGCTCGCCAAGACCTATCACGGATAGAATCGCTATGGTTAAGAATCCCCGATATGACGCGGCAGAGAAGGCGGTGATGGTGGATGGGATATTCCACGGTAAATCGCAACCATCCAAAGATGTCATTCAAATGATTGAGGATGGAGAAGACCCGATCACCGACGTCTCAGCAGAAGTCGGGGGCAAAGAGGTTTGGAATGCAGAGACGAAGCGGTACGAGGCCGCTAGCTTGGCATTCTACGGACTCGCACTAGTCGACCGCGGCGCTTGTACTGTATGCAAGATGAAGCGCAACGAAGCGGCGGAATGCGAGCAACTAGAACAGAAGGAGCGGGAAGACATGGAAACAAAAGAATTGGAGCAGAAACTCGCCGCTCTTGAGACCGAAAAGGTCGAGCTAGCAAAGAAAGCAGAATCGGAGAAAGCCGAGCTGACGAAGCAACTCGAAGCCGTTTCGAAGTCCAAGGACGACGGGGAATCCGCGCATAAGACAGCGGTTGAGGCTATGACGGCCAAGATCGCCGAGTATGAAACGCGGATTAAGGAGCTTGAGAAGACCGCTGCTCCTCCGAAGACTCTACCGGGTACTGGAGAGGAGAAGAAGCTGGTGGTTCAAGAGCTGGAAGTCGTAAGACCGGCCAGGAGCATCGGCGGGGAGGTCTCTCGGGCTTAAACCCTGGAGAACAGAGGAGGAATAGAGAATGGCAACAGATAGAACAGCATTCCCGACTACACCAAGAAATATCTTGATTTCGGGAAGCAATGTGCAGACCTTCACGGTCGGCGCGACTGCCGTGACTGCCGGTATGGTGGTCAGCATCTCAGCAGCGGGAGATTCTATGACGGTCATCCCGTGCATCGCCGAGGCTGGATCTCAGCCGGTCGGTGTCGCGATAGCAGACGGTGCCGTCGGTCGACAGGTCGCCGTGGCTTGCATCGGGTGTATCGCGAGGGTGTGCAACGCATACAACGATACGGACATAGATTGCGGACATTGGGTGACGATGAACGCCTGTGCTATTGGAGGCACGGTGTCCGAAGTCGCCGACGCAACTACGACGGTGGAACTACTCGGCGCGATGGTCGAGGATTCGACAGCCGCGAGTCTTGGCTTGGAGGCCGTGCTCGTGCTGTGCGGTGCGACGTATTCCCATCACCACTGAGGGATGAAACATGGCACCAACAGATAGAACCAGCTTCCCAATAGCACGCACGACTGCGCCTATCGGGGAGAGCCTAAAGGGAGTACACATCTCGGGCAAGAATGTACAATCCTTCACGGTGGGAGCAACGGCAGTGAAAGCAGGACAGGTAGTGAGCATTTCTGCGACCGGACTTGACTTCACGGTCATACCGTGTGTAGCAGAAGCAGCCTCAATGCCGATAGGCGTGGCGATAACCGACGCGGCAGTTGGAGCAAAGGTCGCGGTGGCGATGATAGGTTGTATCGTGAGAGTGAGTCAAGACTCCAGCGATCAGGACATCGACGCCAGCGAGAGACTGATGTATAACGACTGCGCCATCGGAGGCACAGTGTTCGCCGCGACGGGAGCCAACACAATACCATTGGTCGGAAGAGCATTGGCAGACGACGTGGCCGCCAGCCTGTTGCTGTTCCCAATGCTAGTGATGTGTGGTGCGCAAATCACCATACACGCGTGAGGTGAACAAACATGGCTGACAGAGGAGCAGTTTGGACGGGAGACATCCCAGGCGGGAATGTGCTTTTCGCAGGAGACAACGTTCACAACTTCAAGGCCGGAGCTGCGATAACCAGAGGAATGGTAGTTGCGATTCACGGCACAGGGGTGGACTTCACGGTATGGCCGTGCATCCTCGGAACGACATTGGTACCACTCGGCATAGCGACGGAAACCGTAGCAAGTGGTGCGATGTGTGCCGTAGCAGGACTTGGTTGCATCGCGTACTGCCAACAGGAGACCAATGCTGTGGACATGGACGCAGGAACGCAACTCGTCATAACGGACAGTGCGGGGCAAGTCGGAGCACTTGCGGCAGGAGCACCAGAGAAGTTTCTGGTGGGAATCTTGCTGGAGACTTCGGACGCATCAGCACTGTCGTATGAACGATGCTTGGTCCTATGCGGACTGCCGACACAGATACACGCCTAAACACTAACAGGAGAACAGGAGGAATCAATCATGGAACAAAAGACAAGAGACCTGTCTGCTTACTTCGCGCCGATCTTCAAGATAACGGGTGGGTTCGCGGACAACGGAGAAAAGAGAGAATTGGTGAAGACCATCCCAGCCGATCTCGGCTGGCAGGTTGGAGACAAGACAGTTCCTATCAGGGAACTTCTACTTTCCGACGCGGTCGACACTGGACTGATACAGACCGCAGTCTACGACTCGATAGTCAAGGGTGCGTGTCCGGCTCAGTGCATGAGGAACGCATTCAATGTTTGGCAGATGCCCGGCGCGGCCATGACGGTCAACATTGGAGCGGCCAAGGGCTATGCGTCCGAGGTTGCGGAAGGCGCGGAAGTGCCGAGAACGACCGAGCACCCAACGAGCGCGACCATCACTGCGAAGAAGTACGCTGACAGAGCGGAAATCTCGCAAGAGATGATAGACGACGCGATGGTGCCGGTAATCCAGTACCAGCTAGAAGCGGCTGGTCTGAGATTGGAGAACGCCTTGAACAGGGTTGTGTTGGACGACTTGACGACGGAAACAGTTGTCATCCACTTCGACACTGCGACAACGAACCTCGGTCTGGCTTCCCTCGGAGGCGCAATCTCGACGATGACGGGTGCCAATCTCAATGGCACGGACCTGATAATGTGTCCGGAGTACAAGGCCGTTTTGATGAGGGAGTTCACTCCCGCGACTGGGTACTTCGAGCTTGGCGACACCGTCAAGACCGGGATGCTCGGCAAGGTGTTCGGTGTCAACCTACATCTGTGCAACGCCATCCCGACTGCGGGCGAGGGTGCGCTCTTCGGCTACGCCGCAAACGCCGAGATAGGTGCGTACCTGATAGACAGGAGTGCTGCAGGTGCAATCGGCATGAGGCAGGACATCACGACTGTCGACTACAAAGACCCGATCAGGGACTTGGTCGGCATGGTTGTCAAGATGCGTTTTGGGTACACGCACTTCAACCATTCGGCAGTGTGCGGAATCGAGTACTAAGTTACTCGATTCTCAAACCTTTTTTTTATCTTTCATCTTAAGGAGTGAACAAACATGAAGAAAGGAACGTTCTTCACAGCAGACATAACAGCGATAGCACAAACCGCGACATACACAACTCTGACACCGTCTGTCGACGTATCGAGAGCGAAACGAGCCGTGCTTCAAGCTTACGCAACTGGTGAAGATGGTGGCGCGAACGGGATCGTGACATTTCACATAGGGGCAGTCGTTGGAGACCATGCGCCGGAATCGGGACATTCGACTTCGGACCTCACGACAGTCACAGTGACTATGGCTGGAGCTGGAAAAGCAATCGGCATACCCGTCCTCATCGACACCGATGGAATGACTTCGCTCGAATGCACATCTATTGGAAACGCGGATGCGGCCAAGGACGCACTACTGGTGAATCTTTCTTTCGGTCTG